GGATCTGCCCGCGCACCGCGTTGTACTCGTCGGCCAGCGGGATGACATCCACGATCGGGCTGTCGGCGTAGAACGTGCCGGTGGAGAGGTGGTCGAACTTCGTGTAGGGGAACCAGCCATGCTTGTACGGCAGGCCCTCCTGGAAGTGGACGATGATGTCCTCGATCACGATAACAAGCGCGCCCGTGGGGAGCAGGTCGGTGGCTCCGGGCTTGATCCAGTACTCGAGGAGCAGGATCTGATCGTTCGCCTTGGCTGGGGAGTCCTTCAGCGTCACATATGCATCGTCCATCAGGTCGACCTGTGCGGACGCGCTTGGCTTGATCTGCTCGCCTTTGAGCTGCTCGGCGAAGAAGTGCTTGGCCCACTGCAGCGGGCGCACCTGTGCTTCGACGACATACGGCTGGTCCTCGAGTTCCTCATCGCGGAGGTTCGGGACGAAGAGGTGGAACGGGGTGACGCTCGAGTAGGCGACGTCACCCTCAGTTTCGTCATAGTTCTTGCGCAGCGGATCCCACCAGGTCTTGAGGTACCCGGTGCCGGTGCGGACGCGCCACCACATCGCCTTGGCGTACTCGCGGCGCAACTGCTTGCTGGCGGAGTAGCTCTCCCAGACCTGCTGGGCGGCGTATGCGGAGCGCTGGTCCTGGTCCTCACCGCTGGCGGGGACGGAGACCACGGTGGGGAAGGCGCTGATGAACTTCGAGTCCTCGGTGCGTGCGAACGACCGCACCAGGTTGATGTTCGTGGGCGCGCGGTAGCCGGGGGTGATGACCTTCTCGAGACCGAGCTGATCGGTGCCGGGGCGGCGCACCAGCTTGACGTGCTGCTCTCCGAGCGCCTTGGCCAGGTTCAGGTTCCACTGCGAGCGCTTGGTCTGCTGCTGATCCCGGGCGGTCGTGTAGGACGCCTTGCACCAGTCCCGGATGGACTTGCCGCGATCGGACGCCCGGAAGACACGGAGGTCTACGTTGGGCGGCTGAGAGACCGCGGTGTCAACGCTCGTCGAGGAACTTGAGGTCGTTGAGGAAGGAGTCGTCGGCAGCGTCACGCTCGTAGCCATTCAGCACATCCTCCACTGCCGGTTTGTACTCCCCGAGGCGCCGTGCTTCGGCTTCATCTGACGGGTCGTACTGGGTCTCCTGCACAGGATACTGCATGGTCATCGCCTGCACCGCCTGGAACTCGAGCGGGCCCTTGGACTGGGCCAGTGTGATCGTCTTGTCGAGCACCTCAACCAAACGGGTCGTCGTCCGGTCCAACTGTGCCGTGGTCTTCCTGCGTTCCCACAGCAAGAACGCTGCTAACAAGCTCAGCAGCAAGAGCACCGAGAGAGTCAGCCACTCTACGAACGTCATTTCCGAGTCCTTCCTTCACGGCGTCGAGCTTGCCGCGGTTGTAGATCGCCGCCTCGTGCATCGCGGTCGCGTGGGGGTCGCCGAGAAGGCCTGCAACCTGCAGAATCTCGGGCAGCACAGAGGTGGCGATGTAGATCCGCGCGTTGGCGAACGCCCCGGTGCGGGTCTCATAGTCGATGCCGGTGTCCACGAACGGCCCCAGCTCGGTGCCGCTGAGCGCGCACTTGAAGGGGTACTGCGTGGCCATTTCTACGATCGCGAACATTCTGGTCCTATTCGTCGGCGTACTCTTCGGTCTTCCACCGTACGCTGTCCTCAGTGTAGTCACTAACGATCGGCTGCTGATACTGCTGCGCCAACTGCTGCGTGACGAAGACGTCCCAGATCGAGCCGGTCTCCCCGGGCGCCATCGCGCGGCGACGGGTGAAGTCCTCCTCGCGGAGGTCGGGCATCAGGGTGGCGAAGTAGCGCGCGGAGTCGAAGGCGTGGTCGTCCTTCTTGTGGATCTTCTCCTGGCGGTTCAGGTCGTACTGCTTGCGACTCGAGTCGTACGCCGCCCAGCGCAGCTTCTTCATTTCCTTGATGAACATCACGCAGTTCGAGGTGATCTGCCACATCGGCCGGTCGGTGCCATCCGGCTGGCGGCGCACGTCGAGGTACTGCTGCATCTTCTCGACGCCGATCATCACCTCGTGGGGGACGCCCTCGGTGATGATGTACAGCCCGCGGCGCGCGTACTCCTGGATGATCGAGGTGCCGGTGATCCCCGAGCGCTGGTGCATGGCCGGGTCGCCGACACGCCGGTCGGGACCGCGCTTCCAGCCCGCCTCGCGCTCGTTGATGACCATGGCGTGCTGCTCGATGTTCATGTCGCTGGCGTAGTGCTCGGCGAAGGTGACGATCCGGCCATCCGGCGCGACGGCGTGCCAGAGCACCGCGGTCGGGTTGTTGATGCCGTGGTCGATCGACATGAACCAGGACCAGTGCTTGGGTGGGATCATCGGATTGATGACGTGCGCGTCGGGGGAGAAGTTGGGGAAGACCAGCCCCGACCGGGCGACGAACTTGCCGGTCTCGCGCATTTCGCGCTCTTCCTTGTCCATGGCGACGTAGAACCGGGAGCGGTCCTCGGCCTGCAGGTAGGGGTTGTTCGCCGGGTCGAGCTGGTGGACCGAGATCGGGTACGGCTCGCCCGCCTTGGCGGCCTCCATCGCAGGCTCCCAGAGCAGGTCGTACGTCCAGCCCATGCCCTTGACCGGCGTGGCGGAGATCACCCACCAGCCGTCGTAGTCCATCAGGCGCATCTGGCCCTCGTTGAAGAGGTCGCGCGGCGGCTCCTCGTCGAAGTAGATGATGTGCCGGGGCACGCCACCGTGCCGCTCGAGCGCCATGTTGTACGTCAGGAAGTCGATCGTCGACCCGTTCTTGAACGTGAGGACGTTGTGCGGCGACCAGCTCTTGTCGAAGCTGCCGTCGATGAGGTACTCGCGGGGGATCCACCGCTGGAACGCGGGCTTCAGGATCGCCAGGATGCCCTTGTCGATGTCGACCGCCACGAAGCGCTGCTGGATGGCGCCGTGGCCCCAGCCCTCCGGACGCTCCCGGTAGGGGTGGATGTCCATGGCCCACCAGATCGACTCGATGACGACGGACGTGGTCTTCCCGGCACGGTTACCGCCCGACACGTACTTCCCGGGCGCGTCGGACTGGTGGAACTCGAGCTGGTCGGAGTACGGCTCGTAGGCGTAGATCGACGGCTTGACGATGGCACGGTCCAGCTCGGCTTCCACGATCCCGAAGATCTCGGGGAGCCCGAAGGTGTTCTGCTGCGGAGCCATCAGGGTGTGGTGGAGTCGGTGAGCCCGAATTGGACGAGGACGGCGAGCAGGCTGCCGAGCGCGGTGTTGCCGCCCTTGGAGCCGGTGACGGTCATCCCCTCGAAGATCGGGGCGCCGTTGCCGTTCTGGTGGTTGTGGTCGCCGAGCGCCGCCTGCGTGCGGCCGTACCCCAGGGTGTGGTGGTGCGACTCGGAGCGGACATCGACGTCATCGTTGGTGTGGAAGTCCTCGACCTGCTTGGAGTCGGGCTTCGCTGCCATCGAGGACGGCTCTGCGGTGGCCATGGCTACTCCGCGACGAACGTGAGGGTCTTGATCCCGGCGAGGACGCCGTCAACGATTGCCTTGGTGTCCACCGGGATGCCCGCCTTCTCGATCTCCGCGACGATCGCCGCCGCGAGCACATCGATCTGGGCCTGGGTGATGGAGACCGGATTGGCGTAGGCGAAGTCGGCCTTGGCACTCGCGTTCGCGAGCGCACCCTGTGCCGACCAGGACGTACCGACGATCGGCTTGCCGCTGGCGTCGAGAGCCGGGATGCGGTACTTCCAGATCTCATCGGCAGTCGGCGCGACGGGCGGGGCCGGTGCCTGCGCCACCCCGGTGACGAGACCGTTGATGTTCGAGAGCATGCCCTGCGCCGTGTACGTGACATTGGGGATGTCCGCACCCGTGGCGTCCTTGGCCTGCAGCCGCAGCTTCCACACCTCGGTGGCGATGGCAGTGATCTCCTGCTGAGTCAGTGGCACGTCGACATCCTCTCCGCCCGCGGGGACAGCCCCCCACGGATCCAGGTCAATAATATGCCAGGGCTCTTCGATCCCGGCAACTGCGGTGGTGATGGCACCGCAGAGGAACCCGGCCGCACGAGCGGCCTCCCACACCTGGGCCCAGCTCAGCCCGTTCTCATCCACGTCGATCGCGAGTGCGTCGACACGCCGGTTGCCGGTGTACTTGACACTGATCCACGTCCCGCCGTGTGACGACGTGCCGGGGTACGCCGCCGCAGCGCAGTTGCCCGCCGCGCACGCGCGATCCCGGGCCGCCTTCTGCACGTCGTACGGGCGGTAGATGTTCCACCCCGAGCGGATCAGCGGTTTCTTGCCCCACTTGCGCAGCGCGTACGCCTGCGTCTGACGCCACAGCCAGATGATGTGCGGGCTGCCGACGTGCTCGTAGTAGCCGTACCGGTCGAGGCCAGAATCGATCTTGGTGAGCGCTGAGGCGGGGATGTACCCGTTCGAGTAGCGCGTGGGCACTAGGCCCCCTGAATGCCGAAGACGCGGATCGAACCGCTCATGGTCACACCCGAGTTCATGAGCTGCAGCCCGTCGTAGGCCGTGCTGTCCGTCTGCAGTGCGCCGCCCTGATAGCTGTCAGCCTGTGCCGCACCGTTGGCGCCGAAGGCGTTGACCAGGAACCGGGTGCGCTGTGCGAGCGCAGGGCGGAGGATGGTGACGGTGGCCGAGAGCTGGCTGACACCCTCCGGGCTGTTGGCCGTCTGCAACCGGACGTTGGTGCCCAGTCCGTGGTTGCCCGACACGGCGATGTCGGAATGGACTCCCGTGCCTGCGTTGAGGTAGGTGTTCGTCACGAGAGGGCTCGAGCCGGTCAGCAGCCGCAACCCGAAGCGGGCGCCCAGGGTCACCGTGTCGACGTCGATGATGACGGTGTAGGCGCTGAACTGGTTGCTGAAGCAGCCGAGCACGCTCACTGCGGCCGAGGCACCGAAGGTGATCATGCCGTCAGGCTGCTGCGTACCGCCCGTGATGCTGGATGGACGAATCGCATTGGGCTGCGTGAGGCGCCAGCCGACCCCGTTGAAGTACTCCATCGTGTTGATGTCGGTGCGCCACACCCGGTCGCCGTTGACCGGCGTCGGATACAGTGCGTTGCGCTCGGCACCTGACGCCGCGTTGGGGACCAGGCCGGTGACACCCCTCGAGGTGAACTTGGCGTCCGAAGAGATTGCGAACTGGTCGATCAGATCGGAGTTGTTGTTGAGGACGCTGACGAGCGCC